CGCTATGACTCTGTCATCTTTGTTACGTCCACTTGCCTCAATACTACCCCCATCCCGAACAATGGTTTTCATCTCTTCAATTAAATCCAGACTAAGAGTTTGCATCATGTTTCTCTCAAAGAAGTCTTTAAAGTAGGTGAGCATCCTCTCTTTTGTTGCACTGGTAGTTAACCAACCAATACTGTTACTTGGTCCACCAAGGGTGTCATTACGTCTCCAGATATAGTTGGACATAGACGCATACACATCCATCAAATCTTTACCCATCGCTGTTTTCATCGCTGCCGCTTGACGTTTGAGATTACGCATCTCATTGATAACTGCTTGACCCGGACCATTGATTTCAAGGTTAAGGGTACTGTTCTTGTAAGCTCCTGCTAGGTGGGCAATCACCCAAGCGAATTGATAGGTGTTGAGTTCAGATGTTGCAAACTCCGCTACTTGGTCCATACCGTCTGCATAACACCGAAAGACTTGGATACAGAATCTATCTGCCCAATCTGAGCTACCGTAGGCTGGGTCTGCACCAATCACATAGAAAGCTGTGTCAATCGGCTCTTCCCATACCTTTAAGGTTGAGAGTCTGTCTGTAGATTTAATGACTTGCGTGTCTTGAAAGTTAGCACCGAAAGAATATCGAAAGTGTTGAGGATGAATCTTCTTTGCCATCTTGATTGCGTCTGTACACCGTGCATTACTAAAGAAACTACTACCGGTCATAATGAAAGCATAGTCCTCTGTTGGAGGAAACTCTTGATACATGAGGGCATCATCTTTAATTCCTTCGTAGAGTTTCCATCGCCACCAAGCCATCTGACGAGAATTGATTTCTACGTTGTAAAGTTTCTTAATGTCTCTAGTCCACTCTTTTTCTTCAACAGTGAGTTTTCCATCCCAATACGTCTTATATACATTACTTGTTGGGTCTGCAGAGTAAAACTCATTCCTCCACCAGCCACAAAAGATAGCTCTCTGTGTCCTTGCACGTTTGGCGGTGACATACATATCATGGAACATATTGAAGCCTCTAGCAGTCGATTCAAAAACAAATAGACGCTTTGGATTGTTCTCCGCTAAAGAAGCCAACAAGGAAGCGAGTCCTTCTTCATCTCCCCATGAGGATGTCTCTGTACCATGCAAGTAAGTGATACCCTTCCCTCTGCCGAGGGAACCCTTTGCTCTAAGTCCTGCCACCTGATAAAAGAGACGACTCCTGTTCTTCAGAGATAAACCATTTCTGTTATGGGCGACCATTGGAATCCGATACGCTTGTGGTAATCCTTCCATATAGTTTGTCAAAGTACCACGGAACATATCTTTATTCTCTTCCGTATCGGTCACTAAAGTACCTTGTAATCCCGGATGAATGAAGTGCCAATATAAATCTAAGGCTAGAGAAATGGTAGTAATACCCTGTTGTCTACCTTTAAGGATAACAAAGAAGTGAACATCATCCGCCAGACCTTTAGCAATCTCATCCATGACGTACGTCTGAGTCCCTAACCTCTTGGTTAACTTCTTCAGACCATCTTCTTTTGTCTCTACCGACAACTGGTCACAGAACCGATAGAAGTTATTTAAATTGAAATTCATTTTCTTGTACGTTTAAAGTGTTCAACATCCCAATGTGCGATGGCATAACATACCTTCTTGTTCTTGGCAAAGCGGATTAACTCCTCCACCTTACGCTTACTATACTTTCGTTTCCATTCATCAACAAGCTGATGCTTCTCTTTTGCACTAAAACATCCCAGCACCTTCTGCATATCCATCTTCAACTCCAAACGGTTATCATGCAATGCCAAATAATCCTCCTCAGTGGCTTGTCTCGCTATCAAACCCCTCTCCATCACTATCCCTATTCAAAAGCTCATTCACTCTATCCAACTCATCATACGCAGCCTGTAATAACCTCGCACTCTCCTGATGTACCCGTATCAGTTCAGCAAACAACTGATTCCAATTCATCTTCGTACACCGGTCCATATACTGTGCCTTCGCATCATTATCCGCTACCTCCTGTACAAAGTTAATCCTACCCCTTATTCCGTTCTCCATACCCTCACCCCCTCATTCTCACTTCTTGCTATAAACCTCATCCCTAACTTCTTTCCATATCTATAGTTGTTATTACATACTACAGATAATCCTAAACCATCTATATAAAAACTATCACCTATCTCCATATCTTTATATGGGTAACTTCTTCTTACCTTGTTATCAGGTATCGGTATATTCTTATTAATCTTCATCTCTATATCCTCCATAAAACCAAATATACCATATTTTTTTTGGGGAGGAGACAGTTGGGGGTCTCGCACCTACTAGTCTCATACCCATCTCTTAGTATCCGTCTATCAGTCATACTGTAACGATAGTTTTAGCCTACCCATAACCATATTGGAGCTATATAACATTAATCTAGCTTGATTTATAGCTTAGTTATACGTTTAACCTAACCCATATATATATTCTCATAGCGGAGATAGTAGCTATATATCCATCGTTTCCTTAAGCCTAATTTCATACCTGATATATAACTTAATAGATAACTACTATAAAATTCTATAGACTATCTTATATTACTTATACTATAAGCTAGATGAAACCTATAAGTAGAAAGACTATAAATATATTTGTATTAGACTATTGTGTTTTATAAAACTTATAGAATATAATATATACAGAAACAAAAAACAGTTTCTCATTCAATCAATCAGGTGTATTAACTATAAGGGGTTCAACATGGAAACATATCAAACACAAAACGGCTACGAGGTTACTGGGTTACAGCTCGAGTTGTTACGCAGTGAAATACTTATCGCTAGTAATTACAGTATGACAAATGAAGAGTTGCTGCGAATGATAGATTTATTTAAGTTAGGATTAATTTAATAGTGTTATCTGTTAGTGGCTCTCATAGGGCTACTAACGGGCTAACATTGGCCATTTATTAAACATTACATTAGGAGGTTTTACCATGTTACAAATGACAAAAAGAGAGTATTCAAAAAAGCCCAATGATTACCGTTCATACATTGACGGTAAACCATATCTAATGACTTTAGATAAAAATACGGGAGGAACAGTTTTAATGCCCGTTGTCTTTAAAAAGAATCCCACTATGGCAACAATAAAGAGTTTTATTAAAAAGAATGATGGAAAACTGTTTATTAAAAATCTATCTGATTTTGATGGCATGGTTGATTGTGTGATGCCTTGTGATGACAAAGGTTTTAAAGCCGTAAGAAAGCCAGATGAGGGTTATAACCATGAAAACAAGTTAGGAATACAAGGTGCATGGTTTGTCTTGCATGGTGGTGACAGAGTTTACGAGTATTCAGACGGTTATTACGAGGGTTACGAGGTTTATAACTGTTGTGGTAATTTCATTATTGCAGTAGAGGTGATAGCATGATTAAAGAATCTGACATTGTTTATGAGAATGGTAAGTATTGGATTCTAAAGACCAATAAAGGTTATGAGGTTTTAGAAAATACAATCACTCATTCAATCGTTAAGGGTTACTTTGGCTCTATATTTCTTGATAGAGCTATTGACTATATCAACAACAATTTAATGTTAAGGGCTTAATAGTTATAACTGATAAGAGATTCTAACCAGTCTCTTATCGGATTCTAACTAGAATCATTATCTAACTTTATAAGGGGTATTACTATGAAAATCAATAACATGGAAGTTTTATCACAAAAATTTGCTTATTGCGGTTGTCATAAAATTTATCTAATAGAATCATTATCAGATGAAACGCAAGCAATAGCGAGTGGTTATGAGCTGTACCCTATTGAAAATTTGAAAGATGTTTACAAAGATTCTTGTTCATTAAAATTTATATCAAATTGGCAATTAAATAAAACGTATGTATCACAATTTGAAAAAGCAAAATTTAGGGGTAAAGCATGATTAAAAATAAACAATATGAGATAAATGGTTCTCAATTCATTTACAAGTATTCCACTTTTAACCATTCTCTTAATCAAATAATGTATTGTTTTTTTCATGTAAATAAACACAATACACATTCAATTTTAGCGAGTGAATTACACAAATATCCACAATTAAATGAGGTGATAGCATGATAACAAGAGAATATAACAAACGTAGATATGGTCAGGGCATTGTAGGTTATGAACTCAAAATCATCTGGTCAGATGGTAGCGTTGAAATTGAAGATGAGCCGCCAGAACACTTACAAAATGAGATAGAACTTTACTGTGAAGAATATGACCAATACAGAGAGGAAACATTAGCATGAAACCAACATTACTTGATTATTTTTTAGCTACTGTGTTTATGACATTTTTAGGTAGCATTTTAGCTATCGTTTACATTTATTCGAAAGGATGGTAATCATGGAATATATTATTAAGCAAACTATTGAAGTAATTACTTCTGTAATTGCTGACGATGCGACTCAAGCTCTCAAGATGTTAGATAACTTAAATATTGATGATGCTGACCAGATAACCATTATTAATACTGAAATAGAATCTATTGAGGATTATGAAGAGTCTTTAAATGAAATGCCTCACGAATTTAATACAGAGGGTAAATTTACAATAGAAGCCTAGAATCAATTTAATACTTTTATGAGGGGTTACTATTACCCCTCTATCATTTTATCAATGTAGCACTTATTAGGGGGTTTTATGTCGTATATTTTAGAATTTGATAAGAATTTTTACACTAAGAATAGTCTAATGTCTATTGAGAAGGTTAGATATATGTGTGAATGTAATGGGGAAAACCTATTGCCATTATGCCCAGATTGTAAGACAGTCTTAATTACTGATTCACAAACTAAACATGATTATTATGCTTGGTGTGCAGATTGTGGACATGATTTTTATGAGAATGAAATTACACATTATGAGGTGAAATGATGCGATTTGAAGATAGAAAAGGAATTAACTTAATCAGTAGTGGTTATTCTGGACAATGGAAATATTTAAGAACGACTGATACTAGTAACCTAGAACCTGTACCGATGCCATTTAATCGTTTTCAAATATGGTTAGGCAGATTGTTAACCCAGTTAGGTCTGTAATTACCTTACGCACATAACAATTATTTATAGGGAGACTTGACAGTCTCTCTTTTTTTTTGTAGTATTTATCTCATTACGGAATCGTAACCCGTTAGTATTCAAAGCCTTTAGAGTATATTTTAAGGGCATAGGAAAGTAAGCCAGTTTATTTTCTTATGCTGTTACGAACTTAAGATATACCCTAAGGGCTTTTTTTATTACCGAGTTTTCCGTAATCTTCGGGACTTGTAACCCAGTCCGTCCTAACGACATGACACAGTTAATAGGGATAAACAGGTAATCTATAACCTGATAAACGATGGTGTTAGTCTTTAAAAAAAAGACTCATTTCCCGTATATAACATATAAGGGGTTTGGTTTTTATATGCTTAATTTTCTGTACCTGAAGTATGCTTGTATCGTGGTTCTAAGGTCGATGACAACAAAGACGTTCTCTATTTTGAAAAGTAAATAGGGAGTCTAGTCCGTACTTGTATACCTGTGACTTAAATACAACACACATACATTAAAAAATGTATTGTGTAACTTGATTAAGTAGTGTATTGTAGTAACTGTTGTATGTTGTAGATTTATTAGATAAACCATTAAACTTATGAGGTGATATATATGAGTCAGGAAGAATACTCTCAACTCTATTTAGAGAGACAACGGTTGCTAGAAGATGCAATCATTCGGGCAGAAAACAATCAAGCCAGTCAAGAAGATTACGACATCATACGGTTTGAGTCAGGTTTACCATCAAAGAGAAAATCACATTCTAGTCAAGTATTGGAAGATGTGTTCTCGGACTGGTCAAACATCTTTGGAGGGTCAAAATAATGGCTACTAGAGGCGGACCTAAGAAGATATTAGATAACGACTATGATTTCTATGTAGAGAAGATTAAACAATTAGAAGAAGTAGAAACCAATCTAAAAAGACAACTCGATGAAAAAGACAATGAGTTAGGTTCTCTTGAAGATGAATTAGACCATCTCAAAGAGATTATTAAATCTTTAGCGGAGGTTCTATGAAATTCTGTAAAGACTGTAAACATTTTGCTGACTATTCTTTTGGTAAGACGTGCAATAGTCCCAAATTAGGTTTTGATATGGTCATGGGTGAACCTAAGTTTATGGATGCCTATAAAAATCGTATGTTGAGATTTGATTCTTTGAAAGACTATTGTTCTCCTGAAGGTAATTGGTTTGAACCAAAGGAGGTTACAAATGGCTAACGATAGAAATGATTTTGCACCAGAGATACGCAATAGTGC